AGTCTTCTTCACGTTCCCATACAGTGACATAACCCTCGCCAATAATTAACACTCTATTGTTATCGTTGACTTGTATCAGATAGTTTCTACCACCTGTTTCTATTTTCTTACAATTCATAGTTCCTCCTCTTAATGTAGATATACACCACGATTTTCCAATATCTCTTGTACTTCCGTAGGTAGTAAGTGGCAATCCCACGAAATAAGTTCGTGTGTTGGGTCGCTCCCAGTTAGATTCACACTTTTATCAAAGGGAATATCACTTGTAAACTTTAAATTTCCTTTAAGTGTTTGATTGTCTTTTAGTTCAAAATATCCACTATCATCACCATATAATATGACTAAAAAATTATTAGTTGATATTACTTCTCTATATAAACTATTCATAATTCACTCCAATCATCTATACGAACATTCGCATCATAATAAACATAGTCTTTAAAGGCTCTGATATTATCAGCTGATAACTTTAAAGCCCAATCCTCTACTTTCTCAATAGCTTCTGACATATTGTCAGCTTCTATTTCTTTCCAATCAGATAATACTATCTGCCACTTAACTTGATATTTCATAAGTCCTCCATTTCATTTTCTAAGTTAGCTGCATTTTGAATGATAGTAAGTCTCTTTTGAAGATCTCTCTCATAGGGAGATACAGTTCCGATGTATTTGTAATCTCCATGCTTAATCTTTTCGATTACATCCCAATCAGTTTCAATTTCTCTAAGATGTTCAATTAAAAAGCCTAATTGACTGTGTAAGGCAGAATTGTTGTCTTTAAACATTTGTTCAGACACTCTAGCATCTTGCAATTCTTGTTTGAGGCTTCTAACCTCTCCTTCAAGATTTTCAATTAGTTGATTAGCTTCGTTGATGTTCCAATGATAAGAAACCCAAGTATGATTGCCATTAGCAATATAACTGATATCTTTATTATCAAAACCTGCATTAATGAGGAATTCAGCAAACATCTTGTTTTCAGAAGCTAAACCTTTAACTTCATCTTGAAGATTTGTAGTATTTTTCTCTTGCTCGTCCCAGATGCCTGCTCTGTAGTTTATTTCTCCTGATGATGTGTATATAGCAAAGCCTTTATGATTTATATGGACTTCTCCATCTTCTTCATATGCTTCTATTCCTCTTTCTTTATACCATTTAATGGCTTTCTCTTGGTTTGTCATGTTATTACTCCTTTGTCATTAAATTAAACCAGCTCTTTCTTCTTTGTATTCATCATAACCCTGGTCGTCATCATGATGATCTATTAAAGGCAATCCTTCAGCTGTTACTTCTTCTGAAGAATAAAACTTACAACCACTCCATGATGCATTGCTGCACCAAGTGTCTTCGTAAGCTAATTTCTCAGCCTCTTCTTTAGCTTTCTCTTCAGTTTCAGCTTCTATTTGAATTCTGAATACTGTTGTTACGTCTATTTCAAATGCCCAATGTTTCATCTTCCTTCTCCTTTGTTTTTATGTATTCTTCAATAAGATCGTCATTAATCCTTTCTTGTTTTCTTTGTAGCTTGAGTAGTTGTTCTACACTTTTCTCAAGCTACAAAGATTCTTTTCCAGATTAATAAATCTTCAGTCATACTTCCTCCAATTGTTTCTCTTTTTCATAATGCTCAATGATTGTGTTGTACATTACATATACAGCTGTTGTGGCAAAGATTCGATCACTCTTAGGCAGTCCTTGAATAATCATATCTGCGTACTGCATTGCTTCTTCTACTGAGTTCTTTGTGGCAAACAAACCATGTTTTTGTAGTTTCATGTTATTACTCCTTTGTTATATTGTTGTTAAATAGTTGATTCTTGAATCGAGAGACTTATTAGTACTTGATTGGATTAAATCCAAAGAATGTAGCTTTTGAATCCCTCTCTTGATAGTTGAGAATGAATAAGGCGTAAATGCTGGATGTTCTACAATCTCATTGATGTATGCCTTATCTCCTCTCCAGCCGATATAAGCAAGCAACTTAAATTCCAATCCTGAAAGCTCATCGAGATTGTTATCTTCTTGAGCTGCTCTGATTAGTGTTAAGTAATGCCACGCTAGTTTCAGTTCTTTCTTCTTCATGTTATTTCTCCTGTAAGATCTTGATTATTAATGATATTTCATGTTGTTCATCACTGCCTAGTCGGTCAGACCATTCAAGCATTGATGTAAGCTTTCTAATAGCTATATCTCTATTGATTTGTTGTTTCATTGTTTATCTCCTTGTCATTGTATTCAATAGCATCTGTTAACTGGTAGCCCATCCACGTGGCAGCGACTACCATAATTATCTCTACGACATCCATTACAAATTCTCCAGTGCTTGTTTAGCTTCTCTTTCTTTAGTCCACATAGCTTCTCTAGCTTTCATTTTTCGTTCTACTGATGTCCAGTAGCCTTTCTTTGATTGGAAGTCGATAATAGCTTGAGCTTCTTCTGGGAATGCTTTTACTAATCGTTTCTGATTACTTGTATCAGCATGTGCAATACAATCAGCTAATTTGGCCATAAAGCCTCCTAACATTCTGTATTGCCAATCCCATACAAATTGATCACCTTTAGTTATTTCTGTGTACTCGTTTAGTTTCATTACTTTATTCATTAGATATACTCCTGACTTGTTATTGTTAATGTTGAGCAATCAATGACATATGTGCCATTGTCGCCATTGTTGTAGTCCATTTGACCTACTATTCCCACTCCTAAGGATAAATTACCTTCGATTTCATTGTGAATTACACCAATCAATCTTGCTTTGGCATATTCTGCATCCCCTTCACGACCTTTCATTACCTCACGAGCTTTCTCAAGGTAATATTCGACAGAATTAGGTGATCCGTTCCAATGTAAATAGATGCCTACTGCACATTCACTGAACCTTTGTGTAGGCAACTCCCTTAAACATAATACTGCTCTGTTTCCCATGTTATTTTTCCTTATTGTTATAGTTCTGCTTCAAAGTAGCAATCTCTTCCTGGATTTTCATCAAAATACTTTTGGATTTGTTTGCCAAGTCTTAATCTTGCATACCATTCAAGCTGTCGTCTAATAGCATCATCTGGAATAACCTCATGAAACTCATCTTTCCAGTATTTGACTATCATTTCATTGTTATAACCATTAGTTTGACCAAAGAACTGATCAAGCCTTTCTTTCCAATTGCCAAGCTCCTTAAGGCACTCTTCAATACCTTCTTTAACTTGGTTATCTTCTTCTGCAACTATGTAATTAATATAGTTTTTATCTTCTTGAGCTCCAAAGAACTCTCCATCTTGACTTGATTGAACAGCAAACCAAAATTTACCTTCAATATCGCCTGTGTAGTATCTACCCATTTTGCTTCTCCTTATTAATGTATTCGTCTAGTTGATCGAACACTGATTGTTTAGAGCCCTTAAAACCGAACTCCTTCTTTACTTGTGCATACACATTTTGCTTAGAATGTTTCATGCCTAATACTTCTAGGCCTAGTGCTGCACGAAGTGCGATTAGTCTGAATAGACTAGTGTTTGTTGTTAGTGTTCTCATGTTATTACTCCTTTGTTATAGACCTTCTGAGTCTCTTTCTCTAAATTCAGTTTCCCTTTCAGAAAACTCTTTCTCTTCTTCTGATAGACGATATTCTCCTAAGTGATATTCCATCTTAGCTTCTTGTGATATATCTCCAATCATATCTCCTATGTAATCCCAAATAGAATCGATAAGATTGGTTTCAATGAATGCTCTCACATCATTAATAGCATCTTCATTCTCTCCTAGTTCTTGGTCTAAAGATATATGTTCATCAACAATACCTTTTAAAGCTTCTGGCATTGTTGATTTAAACTTTCCGTATGTATTGTTCATTTGTTTTTGCAAATGCTTAATTAGCTCCTCACTTGCCATATAACACCTCCATTCTTCTGTCAGAGAGATATCTAGTCGCTTCGAAATGAAGTGTTTCAAAGTCTCTCATTTTGTATAGTTGATTTTGTACATCCTTTGGTATATCTTCAAAATTCATTACCTCTGGATACCTATTTAGTACTTTCTTTTGTGCTGTACTTAATACTCTTGCCATTTCTTTTCTCCATTTCTATATGTGAAAACACAAGGAAAGCCAACCAAATGATTGACCCTCCAATTAATAATTGAACTATTAGTTGCTTATCCATTAATACTCTAGTCTAGAAACTATTTCTTTGATTACTTTGTTGACAAGCCTTTCCTCTAGTTCATCTTTAGCATCTTCAACCTTGTCATAAACAATGTCTTCAATACTAGATTCATCAGGAATATCTGATGTTGCAGCTAATACTGCCTCATCTACCATTTCTTGAATCTTATAGTCGATAGTCTTAGATTCAGCCTTGTGTAAAGCATCTTCAAGCTCTTTTATTCGTTTGCTTTTCTTTAGATCTTTACTTCTAAGTTCATCTACCTCTACTCTTAGCAAGTCTGCTGATATGACTTCTTGTCCTAAGATTGCATTCATTTCTCTTTCTGTTTCTGTATTCATGTTATTTCTTCTTCGTTTGTTATTAGTTGATTAAAAGTAATGCTATAAATACCCATATAAGCGCATGTAGAGCGTTGTATGAATGTTTGACATTTTTATGAGCTGGGTTTAATCCAATTCTAAAACATCTCACACCCCATATACCCAATGACAGTATTAAACCTGTAAGTATTAAAACCACCGTTGAATGAAAAGTTACATATGTATTTGATAAATCTATCATGATTTCTCCTTTGTTGTTGATTTACTGTCTAACCAGTCTAAGAACCTCCAGATTGCTTCCTCTGAAGGCTGTGGCTTTTGTGGCTGACGTTCTATTTCATCTTGAGAAGGACTTTCATCCACTTCAAAACTTTCTTCTTGCATTTCTAGATGCTTGTTTGAAAAGTAACCCATGTTATTTCTTCAAGTCTTTAACAATCGTATCCCAAATCCAACATCTAAATTGAGTTGGGTTATATTGGAATTTTAAGTTTGTTTCAAGTTCTTCTTGAAAGTCCCATAGTAGTAATTGATAGTCTGCGTGGTTATTGTGTAGCCATTTATTTACTTTAGCCTGTACTTCTGTTCTTGTTTCTGTTTCATGTTTAGCCATGATATCTCCTAAGTTAATTGAATTGTTGTTACTAATTAAAGGCACTACTGAACCTGGTTTATATTTAACTATTATATTACTCCTATTTATGAATGAATGTGAACTACTTCGTAAGGATTCATAGCACAATCTGCTAAAATCCTGCCAAGAAACATAATAGCATTTGATTAAGAAAACAGCGTTCAGAGCCCTAGTTGGGGTAAACGCTGTAAACACTCTAAAACGGCTGGTCAACTGCAACTGTTTGTTGTGTTTGAGGTTGCTCTTGTTGAGTTGGTGCTTTATCTAGCATTTGTAAGATGCCTTGGTAACCTGCGACAATGATTTCAGTCACATATTGTGTGATTCCATCCTTGTTTACAAAGCTACGATGATTAAGTTTACCTTCAACATATACTTTTGAGCCTTTCTTAAGGTATGTGTTTGCAATATTAGCAACATTACCTCTGAATACAACTCTATGTATTTGATGAGCCTCAACCTTATTGCCTTGAGTGTCTTTGTAAGATTCATCTGTGTAGATGCTTACATTAGTTAATGAACCGCCATCCTGAAATACTTTAATTTCTGGGTCAGCGCCTAAGTTTCCTACAAGTGTTACTTTATTGATTGACATGTTATTGTCTCCTAATTATTGTAATGCGTATTACAGTCGAGGCTGTTCTCTCTCGAATACACATTACGGGTTATAAAGATGAAGCTAGATCGCTTCGTAATACACACTGGTTTAGTCAATGCATATTAGGAAGAAAAAGCAGTTTTAAGTCATGCTCAGGACTCTCACAGGGTGTGGCTAACTGATTCACTAAAGGATTTGCCAAGTCCACCAGCCCACCATATAAGATGCATAGTGCGGGGCAGTGTGATTTACACTATGCAAATGAGAGTTATCTAAAAAGTCTTTTAGTTATCGCATCTTCAATTAAATGCTCTAACAAAGAATCTAAATCTGATTGGTCTCTAATGTCAAATACATCAATCATAGTTTTAAATGTTTCAGAAGTTGTTGTAAATGTTACTTCTTTTGCGTTGTTATTGGTTGTTTGGTTTTGCATAATAGCACTCCTTTGATTAAATAAAGATTCACATATTGGACACAACGAGGAACGAGGACGTGTCCATAGTTATCCACATAGTTATCAACAAGTTATCCACAGGTTATATTAAATTGTGGATAACTCCTACATCCCTTGCTACACATAGGATAATCCTATTGTGTCCTTATAGAGAGAATTAAGTTTCTCAAATAAGAAGGATTATGACAAGCAGAGATGGGCACTGCTTTGAGTCCCTAATGCCCACATTAGAGTCTATGTAGAATCAAGGTAGATTCTAGGATGAGAGAAGAGAACTCAATGCTAACTAAGTAGATTTCGAATACGACCCACATGAGACTCAGTAATGAGTTAAGTGAAACTATAGAGGGAAAGTATAGAATCTGTGAAGAATCAATACAGTCTGCTTAGTTAGCATTGAGCTTTCAATAATGGTAATGTAGGTAGGTAATCATATAAGACTCAGTGAGAGTCATTAGTGATCAAGGTAGCATCAATCTATGTAAGTCTAAGGTGATACTTCTATGTGATACTAAGGTGACACTTCTGGTGATATATACATTAAAACACCCAAGAATCACTCTAGATCTCTATAAGAACACAACAGGTACATCCTTGGTGCTTATAAATTCCTATTGTGTCCTTATAGAGGACAGTAACCTACACCCTAGGAGCTCCTTAGAGCCCATTCTAAGGCTCTTAAGCATCTAAGTAGTACCAATGGTAGGCTAAGCCTCATCACTGGCTATTTGAAGGTGTACAGTTGATGTATCCCAAGAGATAGAGAATCCGAACTTATCAGACTCATACAGGTACACCCCTGTATCTAGCTTAGACCACCACTTAGATAGCTGTACATGCTCAACCAATGCACGCATTAGTTTACGATGTTTAGCCACCTCAAGTGTTACCTCAACTGTCTTACCTTGCTTACGGTTCCTAATGAACTTACCGATAGCCTGTTGAGCTAAGTTGCCTCTGTTAGACTCAATGTGATACTTGAGTCCATCAATGTGAACGATTGTTGAATTGATATCCATAGTGACCTCCTGGTCGTTAGTTGAAAGTTTATTACCAAAGCCATCATGAGTAAAGTGATTTACCATTGATTGCAGTGAGTAAGGATTGTTGTTACTAAGTTTCATGTTGTTACTCCTGTTGTTGTTAAAAGAATCTACCTAGAAGACACAACGTGTCTTCCAAGTTGTTAGGTGTGGATTTCATCAAGGTTTTCGAGATAGTCATGCATCTCTCTTTCTCCTTGATCATCATCGAATGGTTCAATCTTTTGCATGAACCAATCTAGGACATGAGAGTCTCTACCGTCTCCAGTAGAACTGTCTTGGTTGTATTGAATTTCATCTTGCATATTATCACTCCTGTGTTGTTAAAAAAGAATCAATGAAGATTCATCTAGTGGACACAAGAGCTTGCTCGCCGTGTACACAAGCGATACTAGAGGGAAGGGGGTGTGTGAATATAAACATGGGGTACGGTATATATAATAACACACAGACGCTACACAGATACATTTGAGAGAACACACAGACGCTACACAGATACATTTTAGAGAGCCTATAGACACTACACAGATATAATACGAAGCTTAATTAATACAAGGAGATATATATGCCAAGAAAGAAGGCCACTATTGAAGAAAAGATTAAAGCCAGAGTGGAAGGTGGAGAGAGACTTAAGGAGCATGGTAAAGCCTTTAGATTTAAGAAAGGGGTGTCTGGAAACCCTGCTGGAAGAAAGAAGGGTTCTAAAAATAAGAATACAGAAGTTCCTTCAGTAGAAGAAGCAATGAAGAAGATGGTATTGGAAGATGGGAAGATCCCTCATTCAGTAGTGTTGATGATGCTTTTGGAAAGGAGTGTAGCTCAGAACACTTCCGCTGGAGATAAGATGGCTCTAGACTGTATTAGAGAGATTAACAAGTATACGGAAGCAACTAAAGACGCCAAAGAGGTTAATAAGAACACTGTTGAGGATTTATCCAATAAAGAGATTGAAGAAAGATTATTTAAGATTGTCAATAACTAAAGGATCTAGGTACCCCAAAAGGACATAACATATAAAAACTAAGGAGGCTATAAGATGCAAAAGCTGATTGATTTGTTGAAAGATATCATTGCATGGTGTAAGAAAGCTTGGAAGGACACAGGAGACTGGAATCCGAGCGTAGTAAAAGAATTAGAGCCTAGGGTTAAAAGAAAGCCTGGAAGACCTAAAGGCTCAAAGAATAAGAAGAAATAATGGCTGTAAATAGAGAAGCTTCAGAGTTACTCGCTGAGTTAGAGAAGCGTAAGCTATGGAAACGCTGGAAGAATAATCCAAAGGCTTTCATAGAAGAAGCTTTGATGATTTATCCTAAGGATGCAGACAAAGGGCTGATTAGCCTAAAGGTTAACAAAGCCCAAGAGGTAGTTGTTGATGAGTACAACAGGCAGATGAAAGAAATCGGCTATGTACGAATGATTATTAGTAAGTATAGACAGGCTGGATTCTCAACTATTTCTAGTGCTTTGATATTTCATAGAACTTTATTCTTTAAGAATACTAGAGCAGTAATTATTTCTCTTGATAAGCCCACAACTGAGAGTATTTTCAGTATGAGTAAGACATTCTGGGAGAACCTTCCAGATAATGTTAAGCCAGAGTTAGGGGTATCGAATAAAAGGGAAATGGTCTTTAAGAAGAATGATTCTAAATTTAGATTGTTTACTGCAGGTGCAGATAACCCAGGTCGAGGTACTACTAATACAGCGCTACTATGTGATGAAACTGCTTTCTTTCAGAATGCTGAAAAGGTAATGGCAGGTTTGTTTCAGTCTGTAGCGCTTACTAAAGGCAGTATTATTATTATCAATAGTACATCTAATGGCGCACAAGGCGTATATTACGATTTGTGGAACAAGGCAGAGAAAGGGGAAGGTAACTTTACGCCTTTATTTGTACCTTGGTATTTGCAAGATGAATATAGATTAACAAGCCCAGATAACCTAGAATTAACTCCTGAAGAACAGAAGATTAAAGAGAAATGGGAATTAGATAATGACCAGATCTTTTGGAGACGGATTAAGATTTCTGAGACATCCACAGCGATGTTTAAGCAGGAATATCCGTTTACAGCTGAAGAGAGTTTTCTACAAAGTGGCAGTTCAGTATTCAGTAAGGAAGTGTTGGATAGGTATGTACCTTATGATCCTGAGAGTATCCGAGAATATAACGATAGCTATTCGGCCTTTGACGAATCAAGTGAAGGAAATCTTTCTATTTGGCAGGCTCCACAAAAGGATTCAAAGTATCTAATCGGAGCAGATGTCGCTTTAGGTGTAAAGGGAGATTACTCTGTAGCTACAGTAATGAATTCAGATAGGGAAGTAGTAGCGATTTATAGAAGCAATATTGTAGATCCTGTAAGGTATGGTAAGATTTTATTCTACCTAGGCAGATGGTTTAATAATGCTTTAGTTTGTCCTGAAGCAAACTCAATTGGAATTGCAACTGTCCAGCAATTGTTTGGTATGAACTATCCAAATTTGTATCAACAAAGAAAGACAGCCAATACTACAACTGATGGTATTAATCATTTAGGGTTTAAAACAACAACAGCAACAAGAGCCCCAATTATCTCTAATCTAAGACGAATGATTGAGGATGAAGACATAGCAATACCTAGTGTATTAGCAATAGAGGAATTAAGAAACTTTATTGTTACTCCACAAGGAAAGGCAGAGGCTTCAGTAGGGCATCATGACGATATGGTGATGAGTTTAGCAATTACTTGCGAGGCTTATCGAACCCATGGTCATTCTTTAACAAATAAAACCTTTAGTTGGGGAGAATTGAATTCTCAATATCAAGCCCCAGATACTAAATGGTTATAAGCGAGCGAGCGAATGAGCAAACACAAAATAGAAAAAGTAGATGATGATATGTTGATCGATGCGATTGACAGAAATATCCGTAATGCCTCAGGGGGTTACACAGGTTCATCAGACGCTTCAAAGAGAAGAGAAAATTCAATTTATGAAATGAGCTTAGAGGCTAAAGGAGATCTTTCTCCACAAGGCGTATCTAAAATCGTTTCATCAGATTCAGCAGAGATTGCTGAAGGTTATACCGCACTGTTAACTAAGTTACTACTTGATAACAATAAGTTAGCATTATTCACCCCGTATAGCAATGAAGTGGCTTCAATTAAAGCCTCCCAGATTGCTTCGGATGTAGTTAACTACTGCCTCTTTAATTCGAATCCTAATGGCTGGACTAAGCTAGAAACATGGATCAAGAGTGCGGTTGTATTCGGTAACAGTGCGCTAACCTGGGGATGGGAAGAGAGATTTGATTACGAAGTTGAAGAGTACGATACAATTCAACAAGAGGCGCTAGATCAAATCCTTTCTGATACAAATGTTGAGATTGTTGGAGATCTTAAAATTCAAGAAAGCGAATTCATCAATTTAGAATTGGGGGATACCGTAATCTATGAAGATGTTAGACTAAGACGTAAGATTGATAAATCTGGCGTTAAGATCACTAATATTCCTCCTGAGTCATTTTTAATTGACAAGGGTGCAGAATCAGTAACAGACGCTAAGTTTGTTGGTTTGGTTACAGACATGACTAGATCTGAGATTCGAATTAACTGGCCAGACTTTAAAGGCGATCTATCTGAGATGGGTGAAGAGGCTTCATTCAGAGACTCAGAGTGGTCACTAGAGTCATATGCTCGTAAGCAATCTGCTGGACAAGATAATTGGATTAATTCTGATGACGAAGAAGATGAAGCTAATATATCTATTACTGTGGTTGAATGCTGGATTCGCTCTGACCGTGATGGTGATGGTATTGCTGAATTAAAGCATGTCATTAAGGCAGGCAATACTATTCTTGAAGAAGAAGACTGCTCTTATATCCCAATTGCAATCCTTAACCCAATTGAAATTCCTCATGAATTCTATGGATTGTCATTATTAGACATGGCTCGCCCACAAACACAAGCTACTACAGCTATTATGCGTGGCTTTGTTGAGAATGTTTACTTTGGCAATTATGGCCGTACATTGGCTGATCCTAATGTGGTTGATTTCGCTGCGTTACAAAATCCGCTTCCTAAGCAGATTATTGCAACCAATGGTTCTCCTGCTAACGCTATTCAGCAAATTACACCTGAGCAAGTAAGCCCAGGTACAGCTGGAATGTTAGAGTTCTTAGGATTGCAAAAAGAGCAATCTACTGGTCTTACTAAGACAGCAATGGGTTTAAACGATACATTGTTTGTTTCGGGTAATTCAGAGCAGAAGATGGGTAATGCCCAAAGTTCTGCTCAGATTCGTGTTGAGCACATTGCTAGAAGATTTGTTGAAAGTGGTATTAAGGATTTGTGTCGTGGAGTCTTGAGAGAGATGAAGATAAACATGAAGAATCCTATGCGCTATAAGACAGACAAAGGATACGCTTCATTATCAGTAGAAGAATTACAGACTATGCCTTCAAATATGGATCTTGAGATTCAGGCTAATCTTGGTGAGAATTCTAATGAGAATATGGGTAACAAGTTAAATCAGGTTGCTCAATTATTGCCATTAATGGCTGAGAACCCAGAAGCTTCCCCTTATATTAACACTAAGGCTGCTTTTAATTTAGCCACTGATATATTGGCTAATATGGGTTTAGATCCTACAAGATACTTGGTAGATCCATCTGATGAACTTGCTCAACAGCAGATTCAGCAGAAACAACAAGAGGTTCAGCAAAGACAAGAGCAATTACAACAAGCTGAAGCTGATAAAGCTAGACTTGATTCAGAAACTGCTACAGCTAATATTAGCTACTTAAAGGCTGAAGTAGATAACAAGAAGATTGATAATAAGCGACAGCTGTTAGAAGCTGAAGATGAGTCAAATCGTAAATGGGCTGAGATCGCTGTTAAAGCACAAGGAACAGAAGGAGCACAAGTTCCTACTAAAGTTCCTGTAAACTTTAAAGAGCTTTATCAAGATACAGAGCAAGACGAGAAAGATCAGGCTGAAGCAGAGCAACAAGGTGCTCAATTGGCTCAGGCTGCAATAGAGAATCCAGAACAAGCTATGCAGATGGCACAGCAAGTTGGGATAGATCCATCACAATTGATGGGACAACAACAATAGATGAGAGAAAAGTTGAATGAATAAATATAATAGACATCAGAATTTCAAAAAGGATTCTGATGGTAAACCAAAAAAGGTATCGGTTTATGATGATGCACAGAGAACCTTGACTAAAGGCTATCAATGTGATGAAATAAAAGATACCATGACTATGGTAACTGAGGATATTCTCAATCAACTGTTTGTGCAGTGGTTAGAAACTAAACACTTCGAAACAGAATCGAGAGAGTTTATTTATAAGTTAGCTATTAGTCAAGGGGCAGTGATGAAGAACATCGAGCGCTCAATTACTGCTAAAAATAATAAAGCTCGTGAATTAGAAGGTGAATGATGATTGAAGAAGCTATTAATAAGCTAGACATGGGTATTCAAGCTCAAGTCGCTGTTTTAGCTAGTGGCAGAGGGCTTGCAGGAAATTCGCAGTCCTTTAATGAACTAGTTAAAGCTAAAGAAACTCTTGAGAAGATGCAGAAGAATCCTAAGAAAAAGAAGGATATTGAAGCTGATCTTACTTGTGAATATTGCGGAGCTACTGGGTTAACTAAGTTAACACTAAGTAGATGGCATAAAGACGGTAAGTGTCTACAAGAGAAGAAGTAAAAAAAGAAGGGCCTACGAATAGGCCTATGATGTTTGAATGTGAGGGCTATTCGTAGACCCTCCTATAAATAGGAGACTATATGTCAGAACAAAAAAGCGAAGCTACCCAAATGGATGAGTCGCAAGTTCAGGACTTTGACTTTGACGCTTTGGCGGATGAGGTACTTGGATCAGAAGAAGAGACCGCTACCCAAGAAAGTGACGAAGCCACAGAAGAACTCGAAGGTGAAGATCCACACACTAACGAGGACGCTGCAGAAGTTGATGAAGAATACGAAGATGGTGAAGAGGAAGAAGTAGAGGATGAGGATGATGACGATGAGTCAGCTACCCAAGAAGATGATACGGATGAATCGGAAGAAGGTGAAGAAAGTGAGATCGATATGGACTTTGCTGTTCCTGTCAAAATTGACGGGGAAGAAAGCGAAGTTTCTATGGAAGAGCTTATTGCCAACTATCAGACTAAACAACATCAGTCAAAGAAAGGGGATGAACTTGCGAAACAGGCAAAAGAGTTAGAAGCTTATAAAGAAGACGCTCAGGTATTTGCTCAAATAAACGCACAGTTACTACAAGATCAAGATGACAAAGACAGACGAATCTTAGCCAACCTTGAAAAGAAGGTTGACGAAGCTTATGCTGAGGATGACTATGATGCTTCTAAGCTTGAAAGACAGCTTAATAAAGCAACAAAGGAATACAATCAGCGCAAGGCTAACAGAGATTCAATGTTGGAAAATATGGGACGAAAAGTTCAAGAGGAACAAGTTGGGCAGTTTAACAAACAAGTTGAAGCTTTCCATCAGGCAATTCCTGAATATGTTCCAGATTGGTCAGATGACATAGCACAAGCCAACAGAGAGTTTGCATTAAAAGGTGGACTTCCTGAGCAGCTTGTTGATTCTATGGTTGATCCTGCAGTAGTAGCGTTTGTTGATAAATTCCGAAGATTAGCAGAAACAACTTCTAAGGGAGCTAAAAAACGAAAGAAAGCTCCAATTAAAAGGGTTTCAGCTAAAAAGCCTGTTTCTAAATCGACTAAAAAATCAAATAGAGTTGATCAGTCTAGGCAAAGAGTTAATAAAGGCAAAGGAACAGAGAACGACAGTAAAGTTCTCTTCGATAATGTTATTGATTCAATGTTTAGCTAGTCAACTTATAATTAAATATAAGGATAGTTAAAATGGCTACAAAATTTGGTACTACTGCCATCTCAGGCAGTTACGCAGCGCAGGGCTCTCAGAAAGAGGATCTTGCTAATTACATCTCTAATATCTCTAGAGATATGACTCCATTCATGTCTTCAATCGGCAAAGGCAAAGCTTCTGCTGTAACACACGAATGGTCAACTGATACTTTAGCAGCAGCTTCATTGCAAGCGGCAGTTGAAGGTTCAAGCTTCGCAGAATCTGACGGTCCTGTTGTACAGAAGATTGATAACAAAACACAGATCTTTACTAAAGGTATCCGTGTTTCTGGAACTCTTGAAGCTGTAGATAAGGCTGGTCGCAAGTCTGAATTCAAATACCAGACTGAGAAGCGTGGTAAAGAAATCATGCGTGATATTGAGAAGACTTTGGTTTCTCAACAGGTTAAAGGAACTCAAGGTTCTTCTGCTTCAGGCAACATCCAAGCTTACGCTCGTAAAATGGGTGGTTACGCATCTTATGCTGTTGAAGCTGTAGTTGCAGGTACTGCTGCTGCGCCAACAGGCACAGGCTCAGCTACTTGTTCAGGTGACGGTTCAGATGTGGCTAAAGCTGCAACTGCACATACAAATGCTGATTTCTCTTTAGCTGATATCAATGAAGTGCTTCGTGGTATTAATGGCGAGACTTCTGCTGCACCTTCTAAGGTAATGATGTCAACTAAAAACAAGGTTAAGTTCTCTGACTTAATTAACAACACTAACATGAACACTCGCCGTAACATTGATGAGAAAGGTTCTTTACGTCAGTCTGTTGATTTATATGAGTCTGATTTTGGTGATGTTGAGTTAGTACATAACTACTTAATGGATAACACAGAAGTATTCGTTTACGATCCTTCTCTATTATCAGTTTCAACTCTTCGTCCTATTCAGTTCCGTGACATCAACGAAGATGGTGACTCTTTACGCTCTTACATGGTACATGAGTGTACTTTAGAAGCTAAGTCTCCAACTGGTAACGGTATCATCGTAGATGTAACTGCTTAATAGTTAGACAAAGTTGAATTAATCCCTCACTAAATGTGAACAGGTGGGGGGTTATTCTTACCAACAAGAGTTCTAAGAGCTTTCGTTGTTAAGAATAATAAAAGAGATGAGAAAATGATTGATGAATATTTATTTAAAGATTACCATGTCCATATCGATAAGAGTGGAATGCAAATCACTCAAGATATTGAGCCTCATTTAAAGTGGGCTCAGGAACAAAGACGAATAAGCAGAAGCACTGGTAAGAAATTAGATACAGGTTTTAAACCTTACTGTAATGTTCCAGACTCTATCGCTTTGGATATAATGACAAAGTACCACATCAATATTCATGATGTGAACATTCAACCAGAAGACATGAGGAAGTTTAAAAGAATTATTAAAACAGACTATCCTCATCTTATGTATTTTTAGGAGACCTATATGGCCACTATCAACAATCAGGCTACATTACGCACAGCGGTTGCGGATTGGCTAAATAGAACAGACTTAACGAATAGCCAGCTTGATCAATTTATTGAGATGGGCGAGGCTATGATTTACGAATCACTAAGAGTTCCTACATTAGAAAGATTAGCTACATTTTCAGTAACTTCTGCGGATTCTAGTATTGATATTCCCAACGGATATTTAGATGTAGTAGAACTAAGGAAACTAAAAACAGGCACTTGCTCTAATACTAGTTATACTACTAGGGCGGATTGTACTGCTGGTGGTGGCACTTGGACAGATTCAGATAAATCTGATGATATTGTTTATCGTAGAGTGGGTTCTAGATCTTTTCATAACAACCAGCCTAATTACTCTTTTGTTAGGGAGTTAAACAAGTTCTTATTAACAGATAAGGAAGGAAAGCAAGAAGCTTCAGGTGAATTTAATCTGAAGTATCATTATGCAGAACCTCCAATTGGAACTGTTATTGGTGGTGTGGAGGTTCAACCTTATATTCTTGAAGAATATGAATTGATACTATACGCAGCATTAGCATTTGGTTCTTCTTTCTTAGGTGATGGTGAAGCAGAGGCTCGTTTTATTGGATTAGTAGAGAATAAGATTCAACTACTAAATAGTAAAGCTGCTAGTGCAGAATTGAAAGGTGGTGATTATACTGCTTCTTTTTCAAGCAACTTAATTTAGGAGTAGACAATGGCTAGAAATACTTTTTATGAAGCTGATAAGCAATACTACAATACCATTAGATTAGTTTCTGGCAACACACTGCCTGAACTAAACATTACTCTAAGAGATAGTAACACAGCAGCTACAGGTGCGACATTGGATGAGAAAGATCCAACTACTTGGAAGATTATAGATTTATCGACAGTATCTACTGTCAAGATGAACTTTAGGAAGATTGGCTCTAATACTATCCATGAGACACTTAATTGTACTATGGTAACTCCACTTACTAATGGTGAAGTAATTATGCAATGGACTACCTCTTCATTGACTGGCGTAGCTGGTGAGTATGAAGGTGAGATTGTTATCACTTATTCTAGTGGTAAGATTATTACAGTTAGAGATTTATTAAAGTTCGATATCAGAGCAGGGTTCTAATATGCCAGCAAGAGCAACGATTACCGTTGTTAGTGCAGTTGTGGATATGGGACTTCCAACAGAAGCCACAGTTACTTCTAATTATATTGAAGTAGAAGTTGTAGCTTACATTGACACTTCATCAGATAATCAATGGGTTTACGAAACAATCCCATTAGGTGATGTTCAATTTAGTGCTGTTGAAAAGAACTTAACAGATACATCTACATTAACTGACGATGATTACCTTACATTTGATAAGAGCAGTACAGAGACATTAGCACTAGTAGAAAGCTTTGCTAGAGTGGTCTCTTACAAGCGTTCTTTTACAGATGCGTTTACTTTAGATGATATGTCACAAATTGACAAAGACTTCTATGGAAACAAAGGTAATATTACTTGGATTACAGATATCATTGGATTATCACATGAGAAGATAGCCTCTGAAACTTTAACCTTAGGTGAGGTGATAACAGTTACACTTACCTTTATTAGAGATTTTACTGATAGTACTACTATTGATGATACAGTTGCTAACTCATTTGAAAAGATCTTAACAGACTCTTTATCTCTTGATGATGCAACTCTAATCAACAAAGATTACTATGGTAATAAAGGAAATTCTTTTGGGTTTGCTGACACATTGGCGAGCAGTACCTCTAAAGAACTAAGCGAGACTTTAGTTTTTAGTGAGTCATTAGGCTTACAACCAAGCAAGAGTGTCGGAGATGCTGGTGATGTCATCAGTATTAGTGATTTGGTAGCTATTGCCAATATTTCAGGAAAGGTTCTTAATGGAGCACCTTTTAATACAACAACATTAAACTAGGAGTTTAAGAAAATGATTAACGATAATTTCGCACTAACAGGTGCATTAACGATTGCTATTAATGATGAAGTAGTTCAAGAGACTAAGAACTTAGTAGTAACAGCAGGTAAAGAATGGGTAGCTAGCCGTCTTAAAGACACAGCTTCTCCTCATACTATTGGCGCTGAGATGTCTCACATGGCTATCGGTACTGAGACTACGACTATTGCAGCGGACCCAGTAGATGCAAGTGACACAACTTTAGGTACTGAAGATGATAGAAATACATTAACAGTAGACGGTGGCACTGTATCTGCTAACACAATTACTTATGCTTGTACTTGGCCAGCTAATGATCCGTCTTCAACAGCTACTAAAGCTATTACTGAAGCAGGTATCTTTAATGCAGCTTCAGGTGGCACTATGTTTGCTCGTACTAAGTTTGCAGTAGTAAACAAAGCACCAGCAGACGCATTAACTATTACTTGGACTATCACAGTTAGTTAATAGAGATGGCGGTTAAGTATAGTAATAACGCCTCAACAACACTTAATGGAGCTATCACTTCATCAGCAACCTCAATAACGGTTAATGATGCAAGTGAGTTCCCAACTTTAACTGGTAGTGACTATACTTACTTAACTTTATCTACTCCAGATGCTACATCTGTAGAGATTATTAAGGTTACAGCAATTAACACTACTACTAAGGTACTAACAGTTGAGAGAGGCAAGGACGGCACTACTGGAACAGCTTTCAGTAATGGCGATATTTGTGAATTAAGACTAACAGCGATCATGTTAAATGAAGCAGCTAGTCAGAATGACGATGCCGCAGGTACTGCAGTAGCTATGTCAATCGCATTAGGTTAGGAGACATAATGGCAAATACATTCAAATTAAAAACAAAGGCAAGTGTAGGTACATCACTTACTACAGTCTACACAGTACCTACTACACCATCTACTACTACGGTAGTCATTGGACTAACTGTAGCTAATAAGACAGGTGCTTCAGTAAATGCTAGTGCTCAGATTGTTACAGCTTCTACTACAGGTGAGAATGCAGATGATGTGTATAT